GGGTATACCCGGTATCTACTCGTCTATATCTACCTACAGCGATGATGTTCGTCACAAGGTTACTGGGTTACTCGCAAACGATACCGAGTCGTGGTACGTAGGGCCAACATTGATATATAACGTGGTTACGGAAATAGTCGGGATTTTTCGCTTCTTGATCCTCGGTGGATTCGCCGTGATTCACGAACACATTCTCGATATACACCATCGGGATTACGGGCTTACGACTGGCCGCAAACTTCGCTATTTGTTCCGCCTCACCAATACCCATCGGTCTACGTACGTCGAAGTGGAAGTTGTTAAGCAGTTTGGTAGGGTGCAACCGACATATTCCGCCAAGAATTTCAACAAACCCTAATTTCAGTTTACCTACGGTTTTTTCGGCAAATCGTTCCGGCTGAAACTTGAGACCGACGATACGAGGAGAAATAAACGCACGGTCTTTGAGCGATTTACTACACTTCACCATTCGCTTCAGTATGTCCTTAGTCATAACAAAGCAATCGTTATCGAAGCGAAGGATGTAGTCGTAAGCAGGGGTTACCTCTTTGATACGTCGCAACAGTTCGTTCGCTGCTATTTGCTGCCCTTTGTTATCTTCGCTATATATTACGTTGTAGTCGTGTTCTTTTAACCAGTCGTATGTGCCGTCGTCCGACCCGTTATCCCAAAAGTAGTGGTCGTACTTCATACCGGCGTGTTTCTCTAAACTCGCCAACGCCCTCTTGGTGTAGTCCAGTCGGTTGCGAGTCAGTGTGTAGACTGCGATTCGCGCTGTTTCTTTTCGTGCCATGCGTACTTATCTATATCCATAGGTGCGAACCCCTCACCAACGGGCCGCGTTATCATTAGGTTGCCGCCGTGCCAGCGGTATGTGGTGAGTTCTTCCGGCACCAACTTGCCACGACAACCGGACATAATGAATCGTTTGAGGAGAGCGTGATCGCCAAATCGCCGCTCGTTCTCATTCCAGATACAAGCGTAGTTTTGGTGTGTGAGATACGCCAGCCCTCTACTGTGCATGATGTCGCTCGTATCGATACAGTTGCCAGCGAATAGAATGATGTCGCGAGCTTTATCCCATTCGGGCGGGTGCGGGTCAATCTCCAACCCCTTGTGCCCCATCATTTCGTACTTACGCCAGCAGTATGTAAGGTCTAGTTCGAGGTTTTCTATGAACGGTTGATACAGTTTGACTAGATGATCGGGATGCCAAAGGTTGTCGTCGTCCAGATAGGCAATGTAGTCGCCTCGTGCTGCGTATATCGCCATGTTTTTTGGAACACACTGATAGCCGCTGTTTTCTACTAACCGTATCGCCTTGAACGAAATACCTCGCTTAGTAAACTGTTCGTAGTACTTCTCAAGGGTTTCGGGGGTAGCGTCGGTGGAAGCGTCGTCTGCAACGATAACCTCGAAATCCTTGAAAGATTGTTTCAACACACTATCAAGCGCTTCGGCAAGCATGTTGGCGCGGTTGTAAGTGCTGATAATAACAGTGACCTTTGGAAACATTATTTACGACACTCCAAGGCAAATGTGCGATCTGCTGGACGACCGCAAACAACAACCGGATCAGCTTCTAATATATTGTTGAATCCAGTTATCATTGCCATTCTACGCAGGGAATTAATTGTATAACTTGAAAAATGACCTTTCATAACATTAACGTCCCGATTACTTTCTGCTAGCCAAAGAACGCCGTCATCAGCCAACACGGAACAACATTTTCGTAGTATCTTGTCCACATCAACATAATCCCATTGATACAACATGCACACACAATGAATTACCGATACACAATCCCACTCCCAATCATCCTTCAATAGATCAAAACTTACCGTGTTAATATTAACTGGATCATTATCTATCACTAACCACTTATCGGGAGCCTTAACAATACCTTCATTAACCGCCATCTCTCCAAAAGAAAGATGAAGCCCGTATGCACTGCTTGATTCAATCTTGTTCCACTTTGGGGGGCTAACTACCCACATTATGTTGGTATCAGACCGTGCGACCGCTGCGTCAGTATGTGGAGTTTGTGTTCCAGTTCCTCACGACTTCTCGCTTCAACTAAACATTCAGACGCTTCGTTATAAACCTCCACCTTTTGCACATTACGAGCCTTTTCGATAAGCCTATCTATCACCTTGTTAGTCTTGATCAACCCTTTATCCTTCAATATTTTTAATATCGTTCCAGCCGGGGGAGCAGCATCACGAAGCATGTTGGTCCCGGTGTACCGTTCGTCCCAATGGAAAATCGACTTGTCGATGGGAATGTCGCCAATGGGTACATTGATGACGACTTCCTCACCGTCAAATATCGTCCCTCGGCGCTCGGGTAGCCCGAACCTCCCGCTGAAGTAAGCGATACGGAGATCCGGGCTTACCCGGTTACGCTCGATGAGTTGCCATAACTCGCCAAAAGTCATTACGACTTGAGAACCCTTCGCGTCCTGTGAACCGTTGCGCTATCGAAGGCTTCGATGAGAGGAAGGTCGTGGGATCGCATGGCACCGGGGTCGGTATCACGAGGAAACCCTTTACCCAACTCACTCACCTCGGTCTCCAATGTTGCATCGGCAAACTTAGGCGCGGGTTTGCCTATCGGTCGGTAGCGGTTAGCCATCGCTATTTACCACCGCCAGAAGGAGGAGCAGGAGATTCCGCTCCGCGTGTTTTCGGCCCGTGACTGAGTGATTCGATAGGCTTCATTGGAGCGATCCTACCGTCGTCAGCCGGTGCCTTTGTGTTGGGGAGATTACCCATTATGTACTCCCTCCTTTAGAGAGTGGTCGCCAGATAGAACCGGATGCGCCGGGTATCCAAGGTGTCCACGACTGCCTGGAAGAAAATCTTCACACCGACAGACGCATGTTGGTTCACGGGATCTGCGGCTCCACCACTTCCCAACCCCTTGACGTAGGTTTTCGCCTTCTGCCCATCGAGTTCCGCAATGTGATATGCACCAGGAGACACGATGTGATTGCGAGTACCGGAAGTCGCAGTGGTTGAAAGACCGGCTGAGACGTACTTAACGTTGGACGACGTTACAAATCGAACGCCGAACATACGACCGACTTCACCGCGATAGACATTTTCCACGTTGGCCGTGTACTTGTTCAGTTCGACCCAACTGTTTCCAGTAAGGTTTGTCTGAATGTCGTAGACAACCTTGGGGTGGATAATGCCCGCAAAGGTGCTGTCGGGAAATCGGTACGCATCAGCATCGTCAAGGGTGACTTCCGCCTTGATGATGTCGCTCGGTTTCAACACCTGAGAAGCGCGAAGGTTTTCTGATACTGTGGCACCCTGAGAGCCGATAAACGTACTACCGGCAGTACCGGACAGTTGGTCACGAATGTGAGTGTCAACCGTCTTTGCCATCGCTTTCGAGAGTTCACGAATGGACCCTTCAATTGCGCTGGAGAGTGAAGTCATAATAACGATGTCGCTGTGCGTATGCGCTCCAGCGAACTGTTTCAAAGTACCACTGAGGAACTGAGCCGATGCAGGGCATGTGCCGATGATCGTGCCTTCAGTGGTTGCGAACGGGACATTAGCTTCCTTCTTCCAGCGAGGGATATAGAAAGTCGTACCTCTGTTCATATCGACGGTACGCTTCTCCCCAAACTGGTAGAAGTACATCTGAGGGTAAAGGTTGTCTAAAAGGGTATCGTCCCCGATACATTTGCTCACATTCCTATGAGGATCGGACTGTCGCTTCACCTCGTTTTCAAGGGCTACTCGCTCAGTCTCTACACCTGAACGCGCTTGAGGGCTTTCATGCGATCTACTGCATCGATCTCGAATTTCGAGTACGGTGCATGATAGTCGTTTAGAAGCCTTCTCTGGCGAGATCGTACCCATTGAATCATCAACCGCGCTTGAGCTTTCTTCGCTACTAAATAGGGAAGAATAGTCAAGCACACACAAAGCACCAACTCCTGTTTCAGCACCTCCACAGAGTCGCAATTCGTTTTGCTGTGATGGATACGAATAGGAAGTTTTATGCCTGTTATCTTCTTGATAATTCTCTGGCACTCTCGCAATAGACCAGCGTGGGTGTTTCCGATGCGAAGAGACGTTGCCAAAAACCCTCCACGGCGAGTACCGCGACAAGTCTTTAGATAAATACAACCCTCTCCGTCCACTATTCCTGCTAACCACGCGATTTCCACGTTCTTGGCTCGGGATTGCCCGGTACGCTTGCTCATGTGTCACCTCCAATGCTATACTAGCATAGGGATGATACTTAGTCAAGGTCATGGGTTTCCCCGAATTCAGAGTAGTTTTGTCGAACATGTCACCATGCAAGGTTCCAGGACGTTTAGAACTTCGGTAGCATCAAGCTAATGCCGCCTGATACTGTTGGTCCTGCCATTAAGTTTTCCTATCGAGTCGGGCCGCGAATGTCGTCTACCTGATGGATACCGTGCTTGCCAAATAACCGCTTACGTGCATCCATCTTCTTCTCTGGAGTGTTGTACTTAGGATCGAGTCCTATTGCTTCGTATGCACGGGCAAACGCCACTTCGGATGATTCCGTAGATGGTTCGGATACAGATAGATTGGACGGCTCGACATAGTTGACTGCCCGCTGAACGGTTCGCTCTTGCGGAGTCTTTCGTGGAGCAGTCGTATTCGTATTAGTGCTTTTCTGTCCAGCGATACGCTGAACGATCTGTTTCTGCTGCCATTCGGGGAGTGTGCTGAGATTCAACTCGCTTACTAAGGTTGCTTCGGTTGTCGCATCAACCGCGTAGTTCTGCGGCATCTTGCTCAATCCTTCAACCTGTTGGGTGAGGTTTTGTATCTGTGCTCCAAACGACTGTTGAAGTGCGGGACCAAGCTGCATGGTGAAGTTTCGTATTCCTTCGTTTATGCGTTGGGCCTGATCGTCGTACTCGTCTTTCGGTTGGACAACTTGGAAGTTACCGAACGCTGCATACGGGTCTTGCTGTTGAACGGGCTGCTGCGGTGCCTGTACTGGCTGCCGCGTGTTCGCCTCACTCAACTGCTCCTTATATGTGGTTTCTCGTACCCTTCCTTCCCCTATGACGTTCTGCGCGTTCCCGTAAGCCTTTTGCCAATCACCGTGTTTCGCAGCAACCTGAGCCTTGTCCTGAGCGGTAGTCGCGGCTACATACTCGGTTTCATAAGCATTGGATGTTTCGGTCGCAGTTTTTCTATCTACTCCTGTTTCTGTTAGTCGATCACCAAGAGCGGGTTCCACGGGCTTGTCTAAGGTGCCATCACCAGTCATATAACGATTACCGTCCGCCATTAGCGGCTTGAGTAATGCGTCAGTTTCCGCCATTGCCTGTTCCTTGGTTTTATCCTTCTCTGTAAACGCTGGTGAACTTTCTAACGGCATGTTATTGCCCCTTCCTTGCCATCCGCCTTATAGCCTCATTGACTTTTCTAGCGGATTCGATGGATCGATTCGGGATGTCGAGAACTTGTGTGATTCCAAACAGCATGGCACGTAGTTCGTCACTACGGTCACGCCCGGTTTTCGGGTCGAACGGATTACGTTCCAAGTCTCGTCTCAGTCCCTTCACGATCAGGTTTGTCCGGGCGGCCAGATCGACCCACCCTGGAGTGTTGATTAAGTGATTAAACATATCTGCTTGTGCAAGTATGTGCGGTGTGTCCATTGGTTCAGCTTGAACCTCCGGTAGATCGTCCAGATATTTGTCGAGGTTTTGCAGTCTCACCGATAACTTTGACTGCTGCCTCTCGACGCGCCTGACTGTCCGCTTGAGCTTCAGCGATTTGTAACTGTTGTAACATCTGTTGCTGCTGTTCCTGAGCGACTTCTTGATCGGTCTTGATAAACCGCTCAGTATTTTTCCAGCCACGGTCACGTAAAAACTCCTTTAGTGTTGGGCCGGGTTTAAAGTATCTGCCAAACGTTTCGTTCTGTGCGAGGGCGATCATCTCCTGCTCGCTCTGTAGTCGCAACTGTTTGTTGAACGCCTGGATACCCGACGTGACGGTGATGTCAATGGGTGACTGTATCTGCGTAATGTCGGGTTCAACTTCGATGTCGGTGCCTACGATTCGCAAGAGACGACCCGGCGGCAACCGTTTTTGATACCACTTGAACACACGGGTTAGCACTTCCTTTTTGAACGTCTGGTCGCTCCATAACGTCGCTAACTGGAACCGTGCGTTGCCCTGCTGAAAGTTGCGTTCGGACTCAGTTGCGGTCTTACGGTCGCCCCCGCTTATCCCTTGGATCTCGTTAAACGCCGCAGCAATGTTTTCAGCCTGTGTTTGACGGTACGCTTCTTCTTGGTAAGCCTCGGGTAAGACAGGCTTACGGGGAAGTATCGTGAATACATTATTAACGGAGGACCCAGTTGGTACGTCAACCCCGAGGCGTCCTCCTGGCTCCAAAAACCCTTGGTTGCTTGTGATTCCCGCGTTGTTATCGTATACATACTGCCCCCATATATTCATCAACACTTCGTCCATCCGCATGTTCGCTATTCTCGACTGCTGATCTTGTAGAGGACCGACAAACTCCAGAATGCTCGCACCATAAAGCCGTTTAGGTATCGGTATGCTTTTGATGGGAAAGTACGGCGGGCGACCGTTAGGAGTTGTACTAGGAACATCGCGAAGTACAACACTGCCGTTCGCAATAACCGTGAGACGCCATGCGGAACCATCACGTTTCCTTAGTGCCGGTGGCACCCATCCCCAGCATTGGCGAAGGGTGACTGGACTGCCATCTCTACCAACATCAATATCATCATCACCAATAAACCCTTCGGTGTTTTGAGGTTCGCTGTATCCTCGATCTCCGGTGTTGGATGATGTACGAGACATGGGAACATCACCAAGGTTCTTGTAGATTCCAAGCTGTCGATTCGTCTCTTCCAACTCTTCCATTGTGGTACGAATTGTCTCAATGAAGAATCGGTTGCGACCAGAAGGATCGGGGTTCACTTTGTCGAGAGTGAGCCACTCGAAATCAGGGTCGTTATAAACTTCCTCGTCAACTTGCACCTGTTGAAGTTGGGCTGACGGCTGACCGGTAAACTCGTCAACGAATGGAACAGTCTGTTCTACTATTCGCCGTTCGTTCTCTTCACGCCAGAACGATTTGCCCCACGCATGACCCATTATCAGTTTGTATTTGTGACACTCAATCGACTTCATTAAAAAGTTGCTTACGTCCACCCAGTACATCAGCAACGATTGGATCATGC